ACGCAAAATACCTCGACAACAACCCCAACGCCCTCTTCACCAAAGGCTCGCTCGACGCACTCTATGCCGCCATACGGCGCGACATCGACGTGTCGGTACGCGACATCTGCATGGAGCTGCGCGGCAAGGGCTGGATCGAGCCGATAAAGAACGCTCCCCTCTTCAACGGTCGCCGCCAGTCGGGATTCATCTGCCGTCTCTCCAAGGACGACCGCCAGCTGGCCAAGGCCATACAGCAGGAGATTATGCTGCCCGACGAGGAGGCCGTCATCGAGGTTGAGAGCAGCCTGCCAGACACGGGCGAATACGTCCAGTTCGGCATACGCTATTACGACGATGCCGATGGCAACCCCCACCAGGTGCCCACCTCCGCACCCCCTCGGCCCACCAAGACCGCCGTATGGTCGTCCGACCCCGAAGGGTGGTACGAGCCCGAAGACCTGCCAACACACGACCTCGAATACTAAGCACTATCGTCTAACCAATAAAATCAATGACAATTATGGCACAAACAGAATTTCATATCATTAAGAAAGACCGCCATTTGAGCGACCACTACCTCACTGTAAACGCAGCTATGCAGGGCGCCTTGCGCATCTGGATGGAATTGGAGAAGAAATACCTACCTTCGCTACCGCTAATGCCGTGGAACAAACCGGGTGAATACAATTCGCGCGTAGCCCATATGCTTGATAAACACGCAATGGATGAGATTTGGGCTATCCCTCGAATGAAGGACACCGAGTGGAACGACCGCATCCTTATGGAAATCTATATGGATAGAGCCTACATTGCCTATGACGATCTGCAAGAAGTGGCGGAAGCACTACGCAACTGCGAGTTTGCCACCGACAATATGAAAGGACAGGCCGATGCTCTCGATAAAATTCATAAAGAATATCCCGACGCTTTCGGTGTGTTCATCAACGCAACAAGTGTTTGCAGTATCAGCGACTTTGTAGATTGCGACTACGACGAAGACGGAGAGGTGCTGGATATGCGGTTGAAAGAAGATGCCTACGATGCCATCCAGCACCTTCGGGATATGAAACGCTTTGATTGGGACGAAGAAAAATACCTCGAATGGTATAACTCCAACTCTAAATAAACCTCCCCTTCCGCTACTAACCAATTATGATAAGTTGGGAATCCAAAGGAATAGACCTCGGACGCTATGCGGGCCGCACGTCGGGACACGTCAAGGTGCATTGCCCCGAGTGCCACGCCGACCGCAAGAACAAGGCCGACAAAAGCCTCTCCTGTGACCTCGAGACGGGCTACTTCCGCTGCCACCACTGCGGCTGGCACGGCTACGCCACCGTCCAGACCGACGAGGAGAAGGAGGCGTGGATGCGCCAGCAGCCGTGGTTCCGCGACTACTCCAAGCGCAAGGCCGAGCAACCAAAACGCTCCTACGACCGCCCGCCCAAAGCCCACACGGGCAAGATGAACCCCAAGACCGTGGCCTGGTTCAAGAGCCGCGGCATCAGCGAAGCGACACTCGAAAAGATGCGCGTCACCGACGGCACTGACTGGATGCCGGCCTCCCACGGCCACCGCCTGCCCGAAGGCGGCAACTGCACCACCGTCCACTTCAACTACTACCGCGACGGCGAACTCATCGCCACCAAGCTCCGCTCAGGCGACAAGTGCTTCCGACAGGCCAAAGCCAACTGCGAACAGATATGCTACAACCTCGACGGCATCCTCAACACCGAGGACTGCTACATCGTCGAGGGCGAAATGGACGCTCTCTCGCTGGCCGAAATCGGTTATACCAACGTCGTCTCCGTCCCCGACGGCGGCAGCGACAAGGCGATGCACTGGCTCGTGGACTACTATGAGAAGTATTTTGCCGACAAGAAGACCATCTACATCTGCTCCGACAACGACACCGTGGGCTCCGACCTCTGCCGCGAACTGCAAAAGCACTTCGACCCCGGCAGCTACGTCATCGTCACCGACTACGGCACCAAGCCCGACGGCACCCCCTGCAAGGATGCCAACGACTGCCTGATGTACTGCGGCCCCGACACCCTCCGCAAGAAACTCGACAGCGGCCGCACCGTCCGACCCGAAGGCGACGCCGACATGGAACGCCTCGGCCTCGACCTCGACGACCTCTACGCCAACGGCCTGCCCCAAGGCGTGAAGATAGGCTTCGCCAACCTCGACCCCCTCGTGCGCCTCGAAAAAGGCCGTCTCGTCATCATCACCGGCACCCCCGGCAGCGGCAAGAGCCAGTTCCTCGACCAAGTGGCCGAGAAGATGAACTTCCACCACGGCTGGCGTTTCTCGATGTTCAGCCCCGAAATGATGCCCCTCTCGCTCCACATGGCTATGCTCGTCAGCAAGTTCACCGGCAAGCACTTCGACCGCGAGAGCATCAACCCTGCCCTCTACCAGAAGGCCAAGGAGCGCGTGATGGATGCCGTGCATTTCATCGACCCCGACTCCTACGACCTCGACGGCATTCTGGCCATCGCCAAGTACCAAGTCCGCAAGTACGGCTGCGACGCGCTGGTGCTCGACCCCTGGAACGACCTAACGATGAACGGCGAGGGCATCACCAAGACCGACGACATCAACACCGCCCTGCTCAAGATACTCACCTTCACCCAGCAGCAGCACATCGTCACCTTCGTAATGGCCCACCCCTCCAAGGTGGCCCGCAACAAGGACGGCACGGTGCCCAAAATCTCACTCTCCGACATCAGCGGCTCCATCCACTTCTACAACCGCGCCGACATCGGCATCGTCCTCACCCGCCACAGCGAGGAAGGACGCGACTACACCGAGCTCACCGTCCAGAAGATGCGCTTTGCAAACCTCGGCAAAGTGGGCGACTGCTACTTCAAATACCAGGTCGGAGTCGGACGCTTCCACCCCTACGACCCCGCCCTCGACACCACCGATTGGGACGAGACCAACCACATCGAGGAGCGCGTCGTGCAGACCGCCATCACCATGCCCGCCGCCGCCGCACCCAGCGAGGCCAATATTCAGGGCTTCCTCGACCAAGCCGCACGAGCCGACCGCGAAAGCAAACCCCGCCTCGACTCCGACGACGACCTGCCTTTTGACAACAACGAAAACGAACCACCATTCTAAAGATATGACAAGCGAAGTATTCAACACCGACTGCCTCGAATATATGAGGACGCTGCCCGACAGGGCGTTTGAGTTGACTATTGCCGACCCGCCGTATGGGATAGGCGAAGACGGGGCAAAGAACCATAGCCGTGGCAAGGCAGCACCGCCGACAATGTACACGCCGAAAAATTGGGACAGCAAGGCCCCCGAAAAAGAGTTCTTTGACGAATTGTTCCGAGTGAGCAAGCACCTCATCATTTGGGGAGCCAACCATTTCATCGAAAACCTGCCGAGGCAAAACGCTTCGTGTTGGGTTGTTTGGGACAAAGAGAACGGCGAAAACGACTTTGCCGATTGTGAGTTGGCTTGGACTTCGTTCCCGACCGCCGTCCGCCGGTTCAAGTTCCGCTGGGCAGGTATGTTGCAGGGCAATATGGCTCAAAAGGAAAGCCGCATCCATCCCACTCAAAAGCCCGTCGCCCTGTACGCATGGCTGCTGAACAAGTTCGCCAAGCCGGGCGACCGAATCTTCGACCCGATGATGGGGAGCCAGAGCAGCCGCATCGCCGCCTATAAGATGGGCTTCGACTACGTGGGCTGCGAACTCGACAAGGAGTATTTCGCCAAAGGCTGTGAACGCTTCGACCGCGAATGTCGCGGACTCTACCGCTCCGACAACGGAAAAACCTATCAGCAAACCTCCATCTTCGACCATCCCCAATGACCCCCTATGACCTTTCCTCGATAAGTGCAGGGCACCTTTCCTCGATAAGTGCCTGCCACCTTTCGAGGATAAACCAAAAAACGAACTTTTTTTAACCACTTAAAATTAAATTTTATGATCAAGTACGATGTTAAATTGAACAACGGTGTCGAAGCCTTCGGCACCACCGAGAAAACCGTGACGGCCGCCGAGCACGTCGAGAACGTCGATGCCAAGTTTATGGCTCACCACATGCACCTGCACAACGCCCTCATCCCCGAGGACGTGGCCACCGCCGTGCTCAACGCCTTCTGCGAGAGTGCCGCCGAACTGATGGGACAGGGCAACGCCGTGGTGCTCACCAGCAATGGCAAGGCCGCTCTCCGCCTCTACCCGGATGTCCACGTCAAGGGCGGCAACATCAACCTCGCCCGCGCTCAGGAGCTGATGCCGGAAGTGACCGAACTGACGCTCGACAACGCCACCGAGCTGGTGCAGCGTGCCGGACTGACGCTCCGCGCCAAGGCCGAATGCGAGCCCGCGATGGGTGTGCTCCTCGACCAGAGCAAGAGCGGCCTCACGCTCAACGAGGTCGTCAACGTGCCCTACGTCCAGCGCACCGCCACCCCCGCCGACCCCGCCGACACCACCGGCACCAACACCGGCAACCAAGGCAACACCCCAAACCCCGGCTCCGGCGACGACGGAATGAGCTGATTCAAGAATTGAAAAACGAGGCCCTAGGAAAGCCCAACAGGATGCAGGCGGGGAGACCTGCCCGCATCCACAAAAAACGAAATGTTTAACCAATAAAACTCGACAACAATGATAGAGAATTTTGTAAAAGCATGGGACGAAAACAAAGGCCGTCTCAAAAAGTACATCGAAATGCACAGCCAAAATGACTACAACACATACAAAAAATTGGTTGTAGCATTGTTCGACCAGGTTATCAATCCTTACTACTTGTCTCACGGCGATTGCAAAAGCTGGGCGCATGGCAAACATGACAAGTTCGACCTCTCAAAACTTCACGAGATAGAATGTGGAAGTTACCAAGGAACAATAATATTTGTCTTGCCAACACCCGAATGCGCCTTTGACTGCGAAGAAGGATTTGTGATGACAGGAGTTGACTATGGCTCTTGTAGTGGTTGCGACACATTGCAAGGCATTCAAGCCGAAGGTGACATTACAGACAGACCAACCGAGTCTCAAGTGAGAGATTATATGATACTGCTGCTCCATCTGCTTCAACATTGCAAGTATATAGACGAGCAATTTTATTTCGACCAAGAGGAAACCGAATCACAATACAAGGAATAAACACCTATGGACGACAACCGACAACAGATGATAGCCCAAATCAAGGCCCTCAAGGAGCTGCAACGCCGACGCGCCAAACGCACCTTCCACGACTTCCTCCAGTACGTCAACCCAAAGTATCAATTACTTTGGTACCATAAGTTAATCGCCGACTACTGCCAGATGCTCTTCGAGGGCGTGGTGCCGAAGCTGATGGTGACCTGCCCGCCCCAGCACGGCAAGAGCGAAATCGTCAGCCGCCTCTTCCCTGCCTGGGCCTTGGGCGTGGAGCCGGAGCTGAAGATGGTGGGCTGCTCCTACTCGGCCACGCTGTCGGGCGGATTCAACCGCGCCATCCAGCGCGTCATCGGCGGCGACGAGTACAAGGCGTTGTTCCCCGACACCTTCCTCAACGACGAGCGGTTGGCCAAGTATCGCGGCTACATCTGCAACGCCGAGATGTTCGAGACCGTGGGCCACGGCGGCTTCTACAAGTCGGTCGGCGTGGGTGGCTCGCTGACGGGTACGCCCGCCGACATCGCCATCATCGACGACCCCGTGAAGGACGCTATGGAGGCCAACAGCCCCGTGTCGAGAGACAACGTGTGGGAGTGGTACACCTCCGTCCTCTCCACCCGTCTGCATAAGGACTCGAAGCAGCTGCTCGTTATGACCCGATGGCACGAGGACGACCTCGCGGGCCGCATCCTCAACTCGCCCGACGGCAAGAACTGGAAGGTCATCAATATCCCCGCCATCTGCACCGTGGAGGACGACGGCGATTACCACAGCGGCCGGCAGGTGGGCGACGCACTGTGGCCGGAGAAGCACCCCCTCGAACAGCTCAACGGCGAGCGCGAGAAAGACCCCAACGGCTTCAACTGCCTCTACCAGGGCGACCCCGCCTCGGCAGAGGGGCGTTTGTACCACGAGTTCAAGACCTACGTCGACCCCAAGGAATACGGCACCTACGTCCGCTCCGGCTGCTATATCGACGTGGCCGACCGTGGCACCGACGACACGACCGCCATCTGCTACGACATCTACCGTGGCCCAACGCCGATATGGAACGAGCAGACCAAGCGGATGGAGCCGCTGCTGTTCGCCTTGGTGAAAGACTGCGAGATCAACGCCGCCAACACCGACACCACCCGCATCACCGTCCCCGCAATGGTCAACCGCCAGTCGCCCCCCGTGCTCAACGTGTGGTGCGAGAGCAACAGCGGCGGCGACCAGTTCGGGCGCGACATCAGCAAGAAGATGCGGGCGCACGTCTCGCTCTTCCACCAGGGAGCCAACAAGGAGAGCCGCATCATCACCAACGCCGCCCGCGTCAACGAGCAGATAGTGATGCCCTTCGACTGGGAACGTCGCTTCCCCCAACTCTACCAGAAGGCCACGCACTACCTCGCCGTCTTCAAGGCCAACGCCCACGACGACGTGCCCGACGTGCTCACCGGCATCTACGAAAAAGAACTCTCCCTCGCCAGCGACACACCCTACGGCAAGCGCAGAGGGGTAAGAAGAAGATAAACAATAAAACATACAATTATGGCAACATTTGAACTCCTCACCAACGAATGGCTCCGCGCCGATGGCAACAAGTGGATTGGCCGCAAGGTGCTATGCCACTTCAACGACGGCTACGAAGAGCCGCTCATGTTTAACGGCTACTACTGGAACGACCAGAAAGGCCACCGCGTCGTCGAGACCATCAACCACCGCGTCGTCGGCTTCTACATCTACGAGAAATACAACGAAAACAACATTTTATAAACCAACAAAAAATTTCAACACAATGGAACAGTTACCACAAAGCATCGTCCTCGACATCGACCTTCGCCGTCTACACGAGGCATTCATCAAGAACATTCAGGGCAACCGCGAGACGCTTCGCAGCACCATCATCCCCAACGACCGCAATTTCATCGTCGAGAAGGGCTACACCGACCGCAATGGCAATGAAATCCGCACCTCTATCCTCCGCATCCGCCTGTGGCCCGTCACCGACGAGAGCCGCGAAAAGTACGGCAAGAAACAGGACTGGGACGCAAAGCTGGAGATTAGCAAGGAGGCCCGCGAACAACTCCAGCAGACCAACCCCAAGCTCTACGCCCAACTCCAGAAGGACAACCCCGACTACGACCGCGAGATCATCAAGCAGGTGCTCCCCTACATCGGCGTGGGCTACAACCAATACCCCCGCGAACTCCCGCAGGAGCAAGTCGAAACCGTCAGCATGCAACAAGCCGAAGGCGACGACGACCTGCCATTCTAACCCATTCAACTCATCAAACCCATTAAACCCATAAGACTATGCCAGCACCCGCCAGAAACATCAACAATAATCTCACCGGCCAAATCATCAGCATCGTCTGCGAGGTCTGGAGCGTCTCACGCCCCGACCTCGTAGGCCGCTGCCGCCGGCGCCCGCTCCCCTGGGCTCGCGCCATGCTCTGTCAGTACCTCCGCATCTATGCCGGCCACGATACCGTCAGCTGCGCCACCATCCTCCACTGCTCCCCCGAAAACGTGGTACTGTACTCCTGTCACTACAAGAGCTACGCCGCCACCTTCAAACCCTTCGACAAACGCGACACCGAGGTACGCCGCCGAATCAAGGAAATCACCAAGGCCCACAAAACCCATTAAACCCATTCAGCCCATTGAACCCCCACGAAAAAATAGTCAGCCACGATGCCGCCGACCGCTACGAGGCCACACGCACCGTCCCCACCAAGTACATCAAGGAGGTGGTCCTTCAGGACACCGCCTGGCAGTGGGCCGTGTGGTTCGTCTACAACAACGGCCAGTCCGGCACCCGTTGCCCCTACTGGCCGGAGGAGTGCTTCGTCGGCTCCGAGGTCTGCGTCGCGTGCCCCGGCTGCGAGGCCATCCAGATTGTCACCAAGACCACAGGCCGCGTCTACTGCAAAAACAAAAAGGCAGAGGTGCTACCCCTGCCCGAATGCTATTTCCTCCCCGAAGGCAAAGACCGCCTGGAGTTCGAGTCCAAACCCACCCTCCCCGACGAGCTATGCCCGTGGTAAAAACTTCCGCTTTAATATCCTCCAGCCTATTGCGCCTAATATGCCTAATATGCCTATCGCACCCGCCCACATCAACCCCTTCTGCCACCAGGCGAGGGGCTTTTTCACTTCCACCTGCTCGGTGTGGGTGACGGTGACGGGCCGCTCGATGTAGCGGTAGGCGGTGTCAGTTATTAAGGAATATTTAATAACTGCGATGCTGTCGGTGATATAGATGGTATCGTTCTTTTTCGTGACCTCACGAAAATGGTCAATATAGATACTGTCGTGCAGTTCTCTCACCGTCTGCGTCGTGTCATGCACAAACACCGGCACCTCGACCGTCTCCTTCACCGTCTTGCAGCCCACCAAGCCTATTAAGCCCATTAGCCCCATTAAGCCCAAAACAAATTTTCTCATCTGTCCTTGAATTTTATTTTCTTGCCGCCATTGGTCGTCAGCATTCCCCATTCAATGGCATTCAAACGACGAAGCCAACCCTCAAGGAATTTCTTCTGCGACGGACGCACGGCGACAATGCGGTGAAAAAACAACTCGCGCTCGGCCTTGACCATATCAAAAAACTCTTTATGATTGGTGGCATTCAACGCCGCCAGCGTCTTCGGTCCTACAATACCGTCCTGTTCGACACCGAGCATCCGCTGGGGTATCACTATGCCGTGCTTGCCACTGCCCCACACCCAGTCCACAAGGATGTTGGCAACTGACTGGCTCTCTATATTGTCAGCCTTCCAACGGTTCCAGTAATGAGGTTTCAGCACAGCGTTCACGGCTTCCTCGTCGCTGATGAGTTTGAGGTCCTGAACATCAATGTCGCCGTCGCCGTCCTTGTCATAGCCTACCTTTTTCCAAGTGGCTATCGTCACCCCTTTGTTAGTCGCGCCGCCCATATCGTCGGGATCGTTCACAAAACCACCCTCGAATGAAAGAATAAACGGAGAAAGAATCTTGATGGATGCCATACTACAAGTCCTCCGCATCCTCTTTTACCTCGTCGGCGGCGATGGCCACCGTCGTCTGTCCGTGACTGATCTTCGCTTTTACACCCGCCTCAAGATAGTTAGGGATGTTCACCACAAACTCTACCAGCGTCACACCCCCAAGAATCTCACCGATGAATGTCAGCACCGAGCCTGAAATCTCGCCTTGCGGCGGGAGAACGAAACCCACTATGGCCAGCAGCATCGACACAATAAACGATACATGCACATACCACGGAGTCCCTTTAAACAATACTTTTGCCATTTTAATATCTATTGTAAGTCTTACACCACAATAACGCAAACCCACTTATTTCAGTTACATCAAACGATGCAAAACTAAATAACTATCAATATAATTTTGCCACGTCACATAATATTCGTACCTTTGCACCCAAATTTTAAACCTTCACATTATGAAACAAAAAATCTTTTCTCTCCTCGCCGCTGGAGCACTCCTGTTCGCGGCCTGCTGCAAGGACGCAACAGAAACACCAACCAAATCCGTCACGTTTAATTGTTCTGGCGACTGGACGCAAAACACCAAAGACCTCACCGCCAACGGCAGCAGCATGACCGACGTGTGGGTCTTCGACTACGTTGGCAACACCCTCGTGCAAACCGTCCACCAAGACGACAACACGGCAGCCGATTTCGGCTCGCCGTCCCTCGACCTCTCCTTCGGCACCCACACCCTCTACTTCGTGGCCTCCCGTGGCACCACGCCGACCGTCAACACCGCCAGCCATTCCATCACATGGGCAAAGGTGAGCGACACCTTCCACAAAACCCTCACGCTGACCGTTGACAACAACACAGGCAGTCAGGCCGTCACACTGGAGCGCATGGTGGGAAAACTCAAGATGACCATTAACGACGCTATCGCCACCGGCACAACGCAATTCATCGTCACGCCCGCCACATGGTACTACGGAATGGATTACACCGACGGCAGTCCCACGGCAGCGGCCTCCAACCAAACCATCACCATCTCCTGTCCCTCGAACTATGTCGGCGAGAGCGGAAAATTCCTCACCGTCTTCACCTTCTCCTCATCGGCGCAATGGCAGACAAACGTCACCCTTGCGGCCAGCAACGGCACCAGCACCATCTTGTCGGTAGCTATCAACAACGTACCTATCCAGCGTAACCGTAGCACCGAGTATTCGGGCAACCTCTTCACCAACAACGGCAGCACCACCCTCACCCTCAACGACACCTGGGGCGACCCTATCACGGGAACGTGGTAAGAATTAGCATAACTTTACCCATATTATTACTAACATAGGCACGAAAACGCCATTTTGGGTACATTTTGCTCGCCTTATTTATGAGGTGAGCAATTTTTTTGTCGCTGATTTACACAAAACAAGAATATAACAAAATGCAATTATCTATGCCGCCAGCCACCCCTTCCGCATATCGGCATCATACTCTATCAATTCTGCAAACTCACCCTCACCGAACATCGACCGCCGCAAATTGTAACTCGCCGTGTGGCTCATTATGCCAAGGTAACTGTTTACGGATCTCAACGCCGCCTCACGGTTGCGCAAATCCACCTGCTGCAATTTCTTCTGCATCCGCTCTAACGTTCTGTTCGATACATACTCCCTATACGGCTTGACGAATGTACCGAGAAACTCCACACCTTTATGCACCTGCTGTATATGTATCTTACCTTGGTGCAGTTCCAACCCCAACTCATCCCATAAAAAATCCCTCACTTTCGGCACTTGTGCCAGCAGCCAATCCTTATCAGGGTCTATCATTGCAGAGTCGTCAACATAACGCCCGTAATGACGGCAAAACAGCATACGCTTTACATATTGGTCGAACACGTTGAGATATACATTTGAAAACAACTGCGATGTAAGATTGCCGATAGGTAACGCCAGACCTTCTTTAACAAAACGCATACATTTGGCGGGGTCCAACCCATTCCAATCAGACGGGTCGCCCACAATGATGCAGTTTTCCATCGGGTCGAGCATTACTATCTGCTCCGTCAGCCATAGCAGGAAATCAAAGTCGCGCACCTCACCCCATGTCGTCCACTCTGTCAGCAGCACACCCGACGGCAACGGCACATCGTCCGTCAACCCCACCTTATGCCCGCTCATCTTCTTCAGCGACTCGGTGGCAATCTTCAGCAGCCGTGCCCTGTCGATGTGCATAAAGTACCCCCGAATGTCAAGGCTCATAGCATAACACTCCTCCTGCCAGTTGAGCGATGCCTGCCGTATATGATGCCGCAACCGCTCCACACCGTACAGCGTACCACGACCGACAATACAACTATAAGTGTCAGCAATAAACGTCCGCTCATATATCTGATGCGTATAATTAAAGTACAAATGATGCACAATCCTGTCGCGGAACATCGCGGCAAAGACCTCGCGCTTCTTTGGGTAGTCCACTATAAAACATTTGCTCGGCAAGGCTTGGTATGTCCTGCCGAGCAATTCGTCGCACAACGTATTGAGGTTTTCCGCAAGGTTTTCCTCAAACTTCTTTACATACGACATCTTGTGCTTCCCACGGGCCGCATCCTCGAAGGCGACATAGAGGTCGTATAGCAGCTGTGCGCGGGTAAGCTTGTAAGGCGTGGAAATAAGAAGGTCTGCATTTTCAAGCATTTGTCTTTACGGAAGTCGATAAGTGCTGCACCGCCCTGACGGCGAAGCCGTTGTACCGATTGTTGTTGTTCTGCGGGTTGACTCCACCACTGTTGAAGTTCAGGTTCCGAGCGTTGCGTGATGAGTTGAACGAAGCAGACCAGTAGTTGCCATTGGCACCACGGTTGTTCCACGAACTCCCATTGCCGTTGCCGGACGCTGAGAAGAGCGCACACGCAAACACCTGCAATCATATAGGGCATAGGTGTACTTTTCTTTGGTCGGTTGCCACCTGCTACGATCACAACGGAAGAACCAACGGAGCCTCCGCGCGTCTTTTCTTTTTCCCACACCCGACGGATGCAGGACGGGCAACCTATGAACTTGTCTTTCCCCTGACATCTCTCTACAGCACCCTCTTGTTGTCATTCCACATCTACAGTATGGCGGTTATCTGGTTTTTGAGCGACGAGATGAACGCTATGTTTTCCACGGCGGTACGCTCCGCCAAAGGGTAGGCCATTATCTGCGCGAGAATGCCCGCACCCGTCGGCCTCGCCACGGCCATAGGCCCTGGTGCCGCACTCGGCTTCTCTTTCTTTGGTTTCTGTACCTTTATTTCGTAATTTTCTTTCCATTTCTCCACCGCCTCTTTCAGTCGCTCGAAGGTTACCTCCGAACCGTCTGTTGGCGTTGGCAGCGTAATGGTGATTACTACGTGCTTGTCATCGACACTCTCGAATGTATCTCGCTCGGGAATATACTTCTCTACCGACTTAACTGGAAACCCTACGAAACAATAGGTAGCATCCTCTACATCCGTCCTCCGCATTCGCGTGACGTGTAGCGGCTTGCGATCTTTGGTCGTCATCCGCACTTTTTCGTTATAGGTGACAACAGATATTAACCACGCGCTCCATTCATAGGCACGCCAAAAATCACCCATCTTGTATAGGTGTATTTTGTTCCATTCGGCAGGATTCTCTCTATCCCATTCCTGCGCAAAAACATCTTCCAGTTTTGCCATTTTTTTTAACTCTTAACTATAATCTCCCCCAATGGGAGGGGCACTCCTTGGGCCGCGCTGGGGCGCGGCTTGACGGAGTACCCCTTTTCGGTGGGGGATAAAGACTTAGTTCTGCACCGCCCTGACGGCGAAGCCGTAGTACCGATTGTTGTAGTTCTGCGGGTGGACTCCACCACTGTAGAAGAGCAGGCTCCGAGCGTAGCGTGATGAGTCGAACGAAGCAGACCAGTAGCCGCCATAGGCACCACGGCGGCCCCACGAACTCCCAATGCCGTGGCCGGACGCTGAGAAGAAAAGCCTGTTGCCGTTGGTCTTGCTCTGGAGGTAGAGGCCCACAATACCGTTTACGGTCACGAGCTTGTTGGTAGTCTCAGCGGGTATCTCGGTGCCTGTGGCGTCGATGTAGATACTGCCGGCGAAAAGCTCGGCAAATTCGGCCGAGGTCGGCATACGCCAAGGCGAACCGAGGTTGGCGCGGGCAGCGTCGTACTCCTCGCCCACGGGGATGTCGCCCGCGAGGGTGTTGCCCTTGGTGTTGCCGTACACCTGGCCGTCGTACCACGGTTCGGCATCATTCACACCGCCCCAGTTGTACACTCCAGCGAAAGAGTTGTTCTTCGGGTTGTGGCCGTCGATGTTGCCCCACGAGAAGAACGACTTGTCGTAGGTGAACGGAGTGTCGCAGAAGCCGCCGGGCTTGGTGAGGTCGAGGTCGCGGGCGGCCCACTTCAGGCCGCTGGCCAAACCCATATCGACCACAAGGCCGCTAGGGTCGAACTCGGAACCGGGACGGAACATATTGACGATGTTCCACGCCTCGCCGTCGTAGACCAGCGTGGCGTAGGTCTGTGCCTTAACCACACCGGCGGGCAGGTTCTGGCCCAGGATGCGCAGCGGCTTGGCTCCCGTCAGGCTGACGTTGAGGGTCGAACGCTCGGTATTGATGGGGGTTGTGAAGAGGACGTGAACCTGGGCGTATTGCAGCAGCATAAAATGCTGGATGGTAACGGTCTTGTCCTTGTCGTAGGTGCTGGTGGCGCAGACCGCCGTGCCCTGGCCGATGCTGCCTGTGCAGTGGTTCAGGTCGTTGATGACGGGGAGTGCCGTGCGCAGGTTGTCGGGCACGTTCTGGCCGTAGGCTATGCGCACTTGTGCCGTACCCGTGGCACCGCGCAGCACAACGAGACCCCAGTCTTCGCACTTAAAGGCACTGCCCACGGCGGCGGTGCCGGTGGCTTCGGCGGCCATCTCGTACTTCACATAATCGGTCACGCCCTCGGCATTACCGTCGGTGTAGCTTACCGTGGTACCGCTGACGCTCAGACCAACGTCGATAGTCTCGAAGGTGGCGGCTCCGTCGGCCTTCATCGCGCTGATGTCGGCACTGTGCAGGTACTGGCCCGTAGCCACGCCCTCTTCCTCCACAGGGGTGTTCGCCCAAGTGGGCTGCACCCTGTCGAGGCGGCGCGTCCAGCGGATCGTGGTGTCGCTGGCCTTCTCAATGCGGTCGGCCACAGCACCGATGACGAGCATCTTGTCGAAGGAGTGCAGGGCGTGGATGCCGGCAGCCATATCCACCACGCTGCCGGCGTCGTTAGCGTCGGCCACGCTGACGTACTCGTCGTAGCGACGGCTCCAGCCGATGTGAGCGCAGACCGATGCACGGTCGATACCGCTGACGATGAGGTAGCCCTCGCCACTGGTGGTATAATGGCGGCGACCGTCTTTATCGGTGTAGGTGGCCAACGTGCCGTCGGTCACACTCGTAGGCACTCCACTACCCAGCGGCTTGAAATACACTGTTGGGCGCAAATTCTCGTGCGTCGAGCTGGTGAAAAGCACACCATTGTTCTCCAATGCCGTGCCGATGCTGGCATTAGTGGCCACCAGATGAGGCACCTCGAAATACCAGCCGTTGCCCACGGCCACAGCGCGGCGCAGCAGGTTGAAACCTGTGCTGATGAGCTGCGAGGCAAAGAAGTCCGTTGTTGGCATCACACTCTCCAGCTCGGCATCCACAGAACCGTCAATACTGATAGTGCCGCCCGTGGTGTCCACAGCCGCAGTCTGCTCATAGTTAGTGCTGACGGTCTCGCCAGCCCAGCTTTCGAGGTTCTCGGCGAGCTTGGCAACGATGTTGCCGTCCACCAAGCCGGCCTTCAGGTCGTTCACCAGATCAGCCACGGTGTACTCCGTCACTTCGTTCTCGTCCCACTGGCCAGCAGCGTGAGCCGTGGTGAACTTCCACAACTTGTTGTTATTGTACACAACTTTGCCCACAGCGTAGGGCAGCACAGTGCTGAATGCGGGGAAGCCCAGAACACTCTTGTCGGGGGTGTTGACCAGCGTCTGGCTCAACGCCTGCTCTTTTGCCACATCGAGCACCAGCGTCGAAGTGGTCTCAGGCAACATCTTGTTGCCGTTGTAATCTTTGATGTAACCTTGTTTATTGCTCATAATATTATGAATTAAAAATGTTTTTAATAATTACCCATTAAGCCCATTAAGCCCATTAAACCCATTAAGCCTAATTGTTCACCGCCTGAAAATACAAGGCTGCCTCCAGCTGACGCTGCATCGCATTCAGTCGGTCGCTCAGCGTTAGGTACGAGCCACGAGCCAGGTCAATCTCGTCGGCTTTGGCCTTGGCATAGTTGCCCTGTGCCGTAGCGTAGGCGGCGGCTTGACCGGCCAACGCGGTCTTTTCAGCACATTCCACCGAACGGGAGTTGCACAACTCGGCAGCGGCGGCGGCCAAAGCAGCCTTCGCCTCGGTGTCCGCAGTCGCCTCCTGCATATCGGTGAGCATCTGGTATGCCTTACGAAGCACACGCCGATACTCATCCTCCATATCAGGGTCGCTGCTCAAACCCGTCTCCTCGAAATACATCGCGGTTTCGTCAACGTGGTCGAACCTTGCATCCAGGCTCTCGAAGTCACCCTTGGCTCCGTCAATTTCCGACTTAGCATAGTCGCCCTGTGCCTTGGCATAGTCGCCCTTTGTGTCGGCGTTGTCAGCGGCGGTAGCGGCTTCACCTGCGGCGATAGTTGCAGCACCGGCGGCGGCGTTGGCATCGCTGGCGGCCGCACTGGCATTCTCGGCGGCCTGTCGCGCTTGGTTGGCATGCTGGTTGGCAGCGACAGCGGCATCGTGTGCTTCGTCGGCAGCGGTACCGGCAGCGTCACCGGCGGCAGCGGCTTGGTTGGCCACCGTCTGCGCCTGTCGTGCCACCTGCTCGGCATAGTCGGCATTGGCACGGGCGGCTTGGGCGGCTGTCTGTGCATCCACCGTGGCGTTCTTCGTGGTGGCGGTGGCTCCCTGCATATCGCTTATGCACTGGTAGGCCAGTCGCAGCACACGGTCGTACTCGTCGATAAGATCGGGGTCGGCACTCAAACCAGTTTTCTGCCAATACATCGCCGTCTCGTCTACGTGCTGGAAGCGGTCGGCAAGACTGTCATAGTCGCCCTTCGCACCGTCAATCTCGCCACGGGCATAATCTCCTGCGGCGGTAGCGGCGGCGGCGGCATCCTCAGCCTCGCCTTTCGCGGTCGTGGCGGCAGCGGCGGCATCGCTCGCAATCTCCGCATTCTGCTCAGCCAAAGCGGCAGCACCCACGGCACTCCCCGCGGCCTCCGTTGCGTCGTGGGCGGCAGTGGCGGCGGCTCGCACGGCGGCATTGGCATCGTCGATAGCCTGTCGCGCCTCGGCGGTCAATTCGCCCAACTCGGCGGCTCTCGAAGCCACCACCTCGGCCCAATACTTGGCGTTGTTGTGATAGTAGGGCGAACCCTCCGTGACGGGCACGCCTCGCTGTGTTCCCACAGCATACCCCTCGGCGGCAAGGGCACGTCCGTCGGCACTGCTGCCGCTGATGTTGACCAGATACTCGGCGGTGTCGCTCAACTCTGCCAACACCTCCTGCATAACCGGCCCCGTAATTGCTCCCTCGCCGTTTTCTTTGATGACGGTCTGCATCCACGCCGACCAGTCATCGAAACTTGTGAATCTTGCCATAACGTTATGATATTAAATTGTTAATAAAACCCATTCAACCCATTCAGCCCATTCACCCCATCAATCAAGTATGTATTTGTAAATGCTCTTCATCGAACCGCCCAATATGATGCTCACATTGTTCACATCTCCGTGCTTCACCTGGTATTCCGACGGCGACACCTCCAACCCTGTAGCCACATCCAACAGCCTCACGGTCGGATAGTGCTTCATATTGTGGTTGATGTCCTGCGTATCGCCTGCACCAACCGTCACATCGTCCACCTTCTGCAAGTCGAGGTTCTGATAACCCGACATCCCCGCCGTGGTCTGATACCCGTTGAAGTTCACCGTCTTTTTGGTGACGGTGATCGCGCCGTTGGTGTCCTGACTGATGGTGGCGATAAATGTGATACTCGTGCCACTCGCGGCAGGGTCGCTCACCGCCGACTGCACCGCCTTCAGCGAGTCTATCAAGTCGGCGAACTTGGCACCCGTCGCCGTCTGGTTGTCGCTGAAGTCCTGCTTCAGCTGTTCTTTCGTTTTTACTGACATAATTATTCAACATTCAAAATTCAACATTCAAAATTAACTTCCGATTAGGAAGTCCACCCCAATCACCGCCTCTCCAATTATCCCCGTCATCTGTCGCTCGGTGATATACCCTTTGCCGACACTCTTCACGAAGGTGTCGGTGGTGATCTCCACGGCCACACTCGCCACGGCTCCCGTCTGCCATTCGGGCGTTACCAGCACCGAGTCGCAGAGGTAGTGGCGGCCGTAGCCGTCCCATATCTCCACCCAGTCGGCCAGGTGAATGAAGCGCATCGCGTCGCACATCGCCTCGCTGGCCTGCGCTATCTGCATCTTGTATTTCTTGCCGCTGATGAGCTTCGAGGCGTAGAACAAGCCGTCGCGGGTCTCGCCCTCTTCCTCCTGCGTGTATTCCGGCATACCGATTTCCTCCGCAAAGTACATCACGTTTTTGTACTGCGTGGCGTTGCCCGTGCCGTATTTATAGACGATGCACCCCGCGCCAAACAGCAGGTCGGCACTGTCCCACCACGTCACCTTGGTCTTCAATGCCGTGTCGCTTACGATAGTCACCACGTCGCTGTACCAGGTACGCTGGCCGCTCGTCAGTTCAAGGTAGTATTGCCCGATAGGCAGAGCATCCATATTGCCGCCGTTGTAGATAATGACATCCACATTCACGGCGGGAATGGTCGTGCCGTCGATAACCTCCTGCGGACGCAGCTCAACGGTCTTCTTCACCAGTCCGAAGCGGCTGCGCAGGTTGGCCCCGCTCAATGCGTCCGTCCCGTCCACGTTTT